CGCAGGGCAAAGAATTCAGCGTGTCTGCGGTGGCCGCAAATGGTCTGTCTGCAGGTAATCCAGTAACTCCTGTAAAGTCTGTAAAACCTATCCCAGAGGTCCTTTCAAAGGGGTCTTTCACGATTATGACTGGAACAGACGGTAGTGCTTACACAGGCCAGACAAAACTTAGGTTTCTTGATGTATACTCACTACCAGACATTACTGGTATTTATGTAGATGGTGTTGAAATCCTTGGGTTGTCTCCTGGGTCTGGTGTCCGCTGGGACACTATCGCACAGGCTGGAGGATGGAATGAAGGACCAAGGCTTTCGTTGTCTATCGCAACCGTAATCAATTCAAATACATCTAACAGCGGTTTTGCCGCTGGTCAATGGAATGAAAACAAGGATGGAAAAGACATCGGTGTTTTCCATATCAAATACAAAGAAAACACGGGAACTGAAGGAAACGGAAAAGTAGTTGAAATTGAATTTGCAAGCAACCCAGGGAATGGAATTGGCGAACTTGCGGTCGTAAGCACCCTCAAGCATAGCCCTTATAAAGACGACAATATCCACTATGTGGCACAGTTGGCTGGTGGTGTTTTTTCTGGAGGTGCCGACAACTTAATTAATTCAGTCAAGGTAGATGGCGTCGAAATAATGGGATTCCCAGTTCATTGGGCGTCGTCAAATACGGTTACTGCCCAAGCGGTGGCTAATCAGATTAATTCATTTCAATCTGACACGGAATACCTGGCGACTGCGATTGACGGCGGCAAGGTTGTCTTGACGGCACCAGCAAACAGCGGTGCTTCATTCAACTCTTACATTGTTACCGTGACTACTAGTGGTACCGCCGTGGTGGGGGCGGTGGTAAACATGGCCGATGGCGTAGACCCGATTGGTGGCATTTCTCAGCGTACGACTATCCCGTATTTTGGAACTCCAGTCTCAGGTTCTTATACGACCATCACGATTACCGAAACTGAGAACGCCGAATACCCATATTACTTTGGTGCAACTCGCATTGCTGGATTAAGGCCAAATTACTGCATTACGCACCGTTCTAAGATTCATGTGCTGGCAGACACTTTCATGCTGTCTAGTGGTCTTGATAACCCTTCAAAGTGGCGTATCAGCGACCTTGGCAGTTCTTTCATTGACATGTCCAACAATGTCGATGGCTCCGAAGACCTTGTGTCTGCGGCTCCGTATCAAGGCAAACTTGCCATCTTTACCCGTGACGCCTGTCAGGTATGGGCAATCGATGTAGATGCCGCCCAGAACGCACAAGGTCAGATTATCCAGAACTCTGGGTGTATCGCACCTCATTCTGTCTTAAACTGGGGCGAGGTCGATGTCTTCTATCTGTCTGACAGCGGCATGCGTTCCCTGCGTGCACGAGATTCGTCGAACCAGGCGGTCGTTAATGACATCGGAACTCCCATTGATACGGATATCGTGACCGAACTCAGGGCTCACACAGCCGAAGAAGTCTTTAATTCGCATGCAATCGTCGAGCCTAAGGATGGACGATTCATGATTACTATCGGTGAAAAACTGTATGTATTGTCGCAGTTCCCAGCCTCTGGAATCCTTGCTTGGTCAACCTATGAGCCTGGGTTTACGATTGATTCCATGTGCGTGATGGACGGACGCTTGTATGTTCGTTCGACGAATGGGAATGTCTACCTATATGGCGGTGCTAATAACAACACCTATGATGATTGCACGGTTACGGTCACCCTGCCCTATTTGAATGGCGGAAAGGCTGCGAATCAGAAAAGACTGCAGGGCATCGACATCACTTCAGACGGAACTTGGGAGTTCTATGCTGGCACAGACACTTATCGACCTGAGGTTCGTGACCTGATGGCCACCATTACCGATTCATCTCTCCAACTTGGACGAATCCAAGCCTACGGTATGGGCACTCATATCGGCGTAAAACTTGTAAGCCTAGGCTCGGGGTATCATCGTGTGGCAAATATCATTGTTCACTATGAAATCGACGAGGCTGACTAAGATTACCCGCCTAGACCTGGAATATGTGGCCAGGAATATGCGTGAACTTGACAGGATTGAAATAATGTCTGGCCGCTGGTCTGACAGTATTGATGACTTTATCTACAGTTTTGAGGTCGGAGACAATGCTATGGGATATGTGGCTTCCGTTGACGGGGTTCCTGTCGCCATTTTTGGGGCAATCCCAGTATCCCCTACTTTCTGGGCACCGTATCTGTTTGCCACAGACAGACTGTCTGAGGTGGCGTACACGGTAGCCAAGTTTATCAAGAAATCTATGATTCCTGGGATTGGTAAACTTGGGCATTTCAGAGCAGAATGTCGGTCCATCGATGGTCATGTAAACGCACACAAGTGGTTACGCATGCTAGGCTTTGAGTATCAGGTCGCATGTCCGCTGATGGGCAAGAACGGAGAGACATTCCACCTTTTTGCCTTGTGTCATCAAGGTTCTCAGACAGATTAACGCCATGTGTTTCTCGTCTTCAGATGGAGGTGCTGCTGCTCGTGCTCGGCAGGAAGAAGAAGCACGCCAAGGCCGAATCAAGGCTGGAACGGCTGCAATTAACGAGAAATTTGCTGGATTTGATGACCAATTTTACGAAAAGCGTAAGCAAGAGTATGCCGATTTTGCAAAACCAGATGTTCAGCGTCAGTATAAAGATGCTCAGGGTAATGTTCTTTATGGCCTTGCTCGCAGCGGCAACCTTGCGTCATCCGAGCGTGCCAGACAACTGGGTGTAGTAGACCGTGAGCGTGACACCGCCGCCATGCGTGTGGCAGACAAGGGTGCGGAATATGCAAACCAAGCCCGTACTCAGGTAGAAAATAACCGAACTGACCTTATTAATCAGGTAAATGCTACTGGAGATTCTACCTTGGCCGCCAATCAGGCCATGAATCGTGCCGCCACCCTACGCCCAAGCCCTGCCTTTGAAGGACTTGGCTCCCTTTTTGAGAATAGCGGAAACATCGTCAAGGCTGGCCGTCAGGCTGAGTATTACAACCCTGGAGCCCCTGGGGTTAGTGCCTTGTTCGGGCGTGGCGGAAAATCACAAACGGTAAATACAGGCAAATAACATGTGTGAACCCATGACTATCGCCACCTGGGCAACGCTTGCAGCCAGCACCGCTGCCAAGTATCAGGCTACCCAACAGGCAAACAAGGCCATGACTGAAGTTCAGACTATGGAGGCCGCCAGACAGGCTAAACTTCGTGAAGAAGCAGATGCAGCCCTCAATACGAACATCAACAAGAGTGGCGTTATTGATGTAAACACGGAAATCGAAGAACAGAAGACAAAGCGTGTCAATGACCTGACAAACGCTGTCGCAAACCAAAGCGGCCCTGGCGGTCCTGATACTGGTCTGGCCAGTCTTGGCGTGTCTGCAGACAATAAACTAGTAAAATCAGACACGGGTGCCCGTGCTTCTGAAAATGCTGCTCAGACAAAGTCCCTTGCCAATGCCATGGGTTCCATGGGTGGCTTCGGAGACACGATGCAGAATACTGGAATGCGTAATGTCCGTGGGCTTCAGGAACAAGGACGACTTGGCAACTTCATGCAGGGCTCCGCTGGTGCCGCTGGTGTTGAGCACGAGACGGCTAGTCATGCTGGAGATAACATGAGGACCATCGGAGATATTCTTGGTGCTGTGTCTGTCCTTGCTGGCGGATATGCAGCCAACGGAACTACGCCATGGATGACTGCTGCTGAGAAAAGTGCTGCTGTTGCCGCTAACGCCGCAAATGCTGGGGTTACCGCTGGTCAGGTCGCAAGTACCGCTGCTACTGCTGCCCCCCTGTTTGGCATGTTCGGGCGTCCTAAATACGGACCAATTCCAGGCCAGACAAACTTTACCCCAAACTGGACTGCCGCTACTGCTGGCAGGGGTGCTGCTGAAAAAATTCGATAATTATGGCCACTAACCCTTTTGTTGCTGGATTACAGTCCTTTGCCGCCGACCCTGAAGGGGAAGCCAAAGGACGCTACATCATGGCCAACACGGCCAAGACCCAAAGTGAAGCAGACATTCTTGCAGACAGAATCAGGTGGCGTGCCAAGTTTGGTGAGGCACCTGACATTTCACCGACCGCCAAGGCGGGGGAACTGTCGAACCCAACGGTAGACTCAAAGGCTGCATTCCAGTCTACGGGTGTGGGTAGTGCCCAGAAGATGCTCTTTGACACAGACAGAAACGGTAACCTTATCCCCAAGGCAACGCCGCCTGATTCCAAGACCTTCAGCCTTGCTTCGCTTCTCATGGGTAACGCCCCGAACGAAGTCACATCCCGAATGATGGGGACTGGCGGTTATGACAAGCCCGTCGCCCCGCCCAAGACGGACTACAAGTTGCACGAGTTCACGGACGATAATACTAAGATTCATTATCGCCAGTTGGCCAACGAAGATGGAAGTCCAAAGTTTTTAAGTAATGGTCAGCCCGCAATGGCACCCCTAAACCCCGAGACGGTTAGAACAATGATGCCGTCTGCCGCTAACGGTCAGGTGCTACAGACAAGTCAGCCTGTTGGTGGTGGGGCCCCTATCACTACGGCACTAAACCTGCCTGGAAGCCGACTCGTAGACCCGTCTAAACTCAGTCAAGCAGCCCGTCTTGCCCACGCCAATGATGTTGCCGCCCGTGGTGTTGCCCCTGAAGGCATGAGCGATATGGATTTCCTTATTGCCAAGAAGATGGGCCATATCGGGCCTGATGGAAAAATTAACGCAGCAGTCCCGATGCTGAACCCTGATGAGGTTGATTCTATCAAGAACCTCGCAGACACCATCATGGGTCAAGACCCGATGATTCCCCTTAGTGTGGCTGTGAGTGCCGCCATTGACCACCATGAAGACATTGCTCGTGGTCGAATCGTGACCAAAGATTACGATAATCGTGGCGTTTTTGACAATTTCTTTGGATGGGGTGGTGCCGACAATGAAAAAGACGCCGCTGGCGTGGAGTTGCCCCAGTTTGGAGGGAGCAAGAAATATAGCACCAGTCAGAGTTATGTCCGCCAAACGGGCGGCACTACGGACGCCTACAAGCGGAAAGGTCAGTATTCTGACCTCAAGGAAGACATGCGGATTGTGCCTCTTGCTGTTCGTATTGCTGGTGATGCCGTGGACGAGACTGGAATTCCTGGAATCTTGGCTGGTTCGACTGGCAAGCCAGAGTTCTCAACTCCCATTCCAGAAAAGCCGTCTGACTTGGTGGCTGGTCAGTTCTATCACGAAGGAAGCAAGTTCTATGTGGCAGAACTTGGACCTAGCGGCAGAACCACTCTCCGTCTGATTACGAACATCAAAAAGTAGGTCAGACAAGTAGGCTGGACATCAGACAGAGTCTGTCTTTCTATTCGGAATGGAAATGCAGACCAAGCAAGAAGGCGGCAATGTACCCGACAAGTCCCTTGGACTTCGTAGATTTTTACAGGCCAACCCAGTCGCCACGCCTGAAGAACGCCAAGAACTCATTAAGAGTTACTATCTGAATTTCGGCAAGGCTGCTGGTGGCAATAACATGTTCCCAGGCGGTCTAGTCCCTGGTGCTCCGATGATTATGCAGGAGTATGCCCGCAATCCTGGCCCTGCTGGATACGAGAAACTGGGAACGCTTACTGACAAGAAACAGGGCGTTCGGTATACCATTGAAGACATCGAAACCGTAGACGGGGCTGATGGCGTGCCTGAGCCGTCTAAGATTAACTATGTGTCTGAGGACGGTACCCGCATGTCTTGGGACCTGACCACGAATAACATGGGAATTAACCCCGTCGTGAAGGCTGAATGGGGCAAAAAGAATCCGAAGACTGGCAATCCCGTATTGCCACTCAATGTGCAACAAGCACAGACAGACAGAAATCCGTTCAAGCACCCAGTAAAGTATATGTCTGAACTCCTGATGGGTCCGAACGAAGACACGGTGTCTGACCAGACACTTCCGTTTAGTTCTCTTTGGACGCCTGAAGAAAACAAGTTGTTTCAACAGACAGGCAAAATCCCCCCTGGTCGTGATGCTCGTGAACTTAATGGAACTGGGTATCAACCTTGGGTAAACAAGAGCAGTCTCAACAGACAGGAGCCAGCCACTATTAAAAACAATGGCGTGCTTGATACTGTCTGGGATTCTAACCTTAACCCGTTTGGCCTCGCACAGCGTGCCATCAATGCACCCGCAGACTGGGCCCACAATGGTCAGCCGCTTCAACTTGGAGTTAGTCCTGATGCCTTTATTCCGCCCCTCAACCAGCCAAAGCCAGCGTATGAAACCAATCAGGCTGGTCAGGGTTATCAGACACAGCCAGAAAGCCACTCCTTGCTTACCCCGTTCAAGGGTGCAAATGATGACGGAGTCGGCATGGGCCTCGCAAAGGGCATGGGAAATGTCTTGGTGGCTGGCGGACAAATGGCTGGTGGTCTAGGTGAGTTTCTTACCAGCCCCCTTGGTGCGGCCACGCTCGCTACTGGCGGGCTTGCGGCTGGTGCGGCCCGTGGTGCTGTTGGGGCCACGGAAGGTCTTGCGGCTGCCCGTGCGGCTGTTGCCGCTGCGGCCACTCCCGCTGAACTTGCGGCTGCCCAGTCTGCACTTGTTACGGCCAGCAATGCCGCCCGTGCGGCCAATGTGATTTCTGGCGTCAACTCTGCCGCCAATGCTGGCCTTCAGGGTAAGTTTGCCGTAGACATGGGAACTGGTGCTTGGGATGCGGGCAAGAACGCATACAACGAAGCCGTAGGTAATGTGCCAGTTTATAACAAGGAAGGTGCTGGCTATGAAAATCGTGGTACGACCAACCTTGCTGGCGTGTTCCATGAGGGTGCCAACTCCCTGATGAATGCGGCCTTTGCTGGTCAAATCGGCAAGCATACGCTCGGTGCGGCCAAGGACGCCGTGATGCCTGGACAGGCCGCCGTTACTGGTGCGATGCAGAACGCTCTGACGCTTCCTCCTGTTGGTCAACTTGCCAGCAGGGGTGAAAATATCGGTGACTTCCTGTTCACCAACACTCCAACTGGTGCTTCTACGCCTTGGCAGAATGAGGCCCCCAATTACCGCCCCTCCTTTGAACCTCAAGGCCAGGGAAGTGCTGGCGTAAATACCAGCCCAGAACTGGGTGCCGCAGACCAAATTCGTCCTGCTTCTGCAGCCGCCCCCGTTTCGCCTGAATACGCCCGTGCTCGTGCCATTCTTTCTGGCCAGCAGCAGCCAATCAATCAGCCAGCAAGCATTCCTGAGCCTCAGACACTTGCCGAGGTCGTACAGAAGGCTGCCGAGCCGAAGTATGAAGTTCCTCCTGAGATGAAGGAACAGGGTCCTGTCTGGTCGCCCCGTGGACAAGGCGAACGCCCGCTTGACCCAGAGTATCAGCGTTTCAGCGGTGTCGCTGAAATCCTTGCCAATGAACCTGTTGACCGTTCCAACCTTGTGTCTGGTCCTGGGGCTGGGCGTGCTCGTGGAGTTGATAAGAACCTTGACCCTAAGATTGCCGCCGAAGCCCAGCGTGCGTCCCTTGGCCTGAAACCTGGCGAACCGCTTCCGTCTGGCATCCCTGGAAGTGCTTCTACAGACAAGTCTGCAGCCGAACGGGCTGCGTCTACTGGCCCAGACCTTACCGAAGAAGTCAAGAGGGCTGGAAGGCCCGTTATCACGGACCGTGAGTATGATGTCGTCAATGCGGTCCGCCTTGGTACTGACTTCTTGGAACAAGGAGACAGGGAAACCATCCTTGATGGTGGTGCCGTAATTGACCCACGGAATGTTGATGTCCCCGAGTTTGCCGCCGCCAAGGCCCAAGGAATGATTACGCCTTTCAAGAAGGCCAACGGAGTAATGTATTGGAAGTTCACGGAAAAGGGATTGGACCTTCTTGAACAGCAGATGGAAATGGATGGATGGGAACTGAAGTGGCAGCCTCGCCCTGAAGGCGGCACTAAACTTGTTCAGGCACAAAAAGCACCCACGGAGGCCGTTGAACCTGCGGCTCCTGAACGAAACATCCTGCCCGTTGATGTCATCAAGAACCTGCGTCCGTTCAATGAATATTCCAAGGTTCTTCAACAGCAGTTGTCTGACATCATCGAAAGCGGAGAACTTGAATCCAAGAAAGCGTCGGTAAGGAAGGAAGCCATTTCCAGACAGGTTGCGATTCGTGCTAAACTCAAGGAAATCGCATCCAACCCAGACGCAGCCAACAACGCCCCCGTGTCTGAGCCTGTTGCGGCCCCCGTGTCTGAGCCCGCCGCAGCCCCTGCGTCTGTCGCTGATGTTATTGCCCCCGCCAAGCCCATCAAGCAACCCAAGAAGCCGAAGGTCCAGCCAGCGGCTCCGCTTGAGCCCGTCGTTGAACCTGCCAAGCCACCTGTCACGGAACCCGTGACCGCTGCGGCTGCTTCTGCCGCCCCTGCTGCCCCTGCTGCCGCACCGCTGATTGACACTTCTGCGATTGACGCCGTAGTTCCTCCTCAGCCTAAGGTCAATATGTCTGGCCCCACGGTTCGTGGTGGCCCTGACGCCCCTCGCCAGCGTGGTGAGCGTGGTGTCCGTACTGGCCCGTGGCTTCCTGATGCTGCTGCTCAGGCTGCTCAGACAGCCGCACCTCAGACACGAGCCCCTTCTCCTGCTGGCCAGGGACGAGTTCGCCCGCAACTTGCCAAGCCGCAGTTCAATGCCCGTGGTATGCCCATTCTGTCTGCGAAGCAGATGTTTGAGCGTAACAACGGACAACTTAGCCGCCTGACCTACAGCCACCTCAAGGACCTGTACGAAGAAACGGTAGCCGACCCCTCCCATAACCCGCAGTTTGCCAGCCGAGTTAAGGAAGAAATGTCTAACCGTGAGAATCGCTTCAAGGATACCTACAGCCCTCAACAGGAAGGCCGCAACCTTATCAGCGGTGACCCCGTTGAGACGATGACGGACGCCCAACTCAAGGATATCGTCGATAACGGTCAGGCCCGCATCAGGGCCCAGCGTGAAATCGTGGCTGGCCACAATCGTGGAGATTACCGAAGCCCCACCCGTGAACGCTCGCAGGAAGGCAAGGACGCCCTGCGTGAACTAAACCGCCTTGAGTACCAATGGCAGTTTGCCAAGCAGGAGCAGAACAAGCGAGTTCGTGTCAACGCTGGCATCGCCCGCCCTGACGGCAGCCGTATCGTGGCCTCCAAGGAGCGTCAGATGATGCAGACTAGGATTGACCCGCTAACTGGCGAGGAGAAGACCGCCCCCGCCCAGAAGCGTAAGCCCGTCGAAGCCCTCAACCACGCCCGTGGTCGCTTTGACAAACTCAGCCTAGATGAACTTATCGCCGCCGAAGGCGAACTCCGCAAGCAGGGCCGTGGCTATGCAGACAAGGTCAGGGATGCTATTCAGGCCCGCCTCAAGGAAGGCGAAGCAGTCCACCGCCGTCTGTACGGCAAGGACGCAGACAATATTCCTAACCCCCGCACGGCAAGCCGTGAGCAACTTGAAGGCCGAATTCCTGACCTTAAGCAGGAAGTCGCACGCCTTGAAGGTGAGATTGCCGAACAGCGTAAGTCTGGCAATGTAGACCCTCAGACAGAAAAGAGTCTGTCTGAAGCCCGTGGCGACCTGTCTGGCTTTGAGAAAGAACTCGCCACCCGAGACGCCCTTGAAAAGGCAGACATCCGCTACGACGCCAGCAAGGGTAACTTCAAGCAGGTCAGCGGTGACATTCAGGGTACTGGCACCACCCCTAAGGGCAGCGGTTATAAGCCCCAGCCCAAGCAGCCAGCCCCTGAAAAGGCTCCGCCTATCGAAGGCCGTGACAAGGATGTAATCCGAAACGAAGGTGCTGCGGCCTATGAAGCCGAACAGCGTGAAGCGGCCTCCCGTGCCAACCCGAATCCGCTAGGTCTTGAGGGTCAGGGGCGTGATTCGTCTGGACCAGCATGGAATCCTATTGATTTCAATCGACCCGTAGAACGCTCAGGCGGTGGTGAGTTGGTCGTGGATGGAATCATTAAGAAGTACGGAGACGGCAATGTCATTCCTCCGTCCAAGGGGCTTCAGCGTGCCCTTGACAAACTTAAGGCTTCTACTGGCAAGGATTATGAGGTGAAACTAAAGCGTAGTGCCGTTGGTGGCCCTGACGGCGTCGAACTGCATCTTAGCGAGGTTGGCTCCAACATGATTGATGCTTCGGCTACTTTTACCGTTAAGCCTAATGGTGAAATCCATGTCGATTGGCTTAATACGGATAAGTCAATCGAGCGTAATGGTGTCGCTACTGGCCTGATTACTCAGGCAATCAAGACCGTGTCTGAGCAACTTCGTGACCTTGACCCCAATACCAAGGACCGCAAAATCACGCTGAGGGATGCCTCTGAAGGCGGTCGAAGCACCAAGGCACTCTCCCGTGCCCTTGGAACCGAGGTTCCTGCGGGCAGATATCGTGGCGAAACCCGCATCGGCTCTTTCGACCAGAACAGGGACTACAGCCGTGGTTCGTCTGACATGCCAGCACCAGACTCCAACAATTACCCTGGCCTTCCGTTCTCCGAGGCTGATGTCCGCCGTTACCAGCAGTCTACGCCAGCGGAAAGAACGGAGTTCATGAAGTCTTTGCCAGACAAGAATACTCGTACTGAGTTCTTCATAATGTCGGAATACCTTCGCAATAAGGACTGGGAAAGTAAGCCTAATATTGCCGCCAACATTGCAAGGAAAGAGGCCAAAAGACAGGCTCTTGTTGATAAGTTCAAGGCCGAAGGTCATGTGAACCCAGAGTGGGCGGCAGACAGGGAACTGGGAGAAGGACAACGGCCTACTGGCCGTGACCCTGAAGATGTCGCAGAAGAAAGGGCTTCCAATGCAAGGTTCAAGGAAACCCTTCCCCAAGACAAACCCCAAAAGCCAGCGGCTGGAATCGGTAGCAATGCCATAGACTTGGACGGAAATAAGCGTAAACAGACAAAGGCGGAGCGTGAGCGATTCGTTGCAAACGAAGCCGTATACATGCGTCTGTCCCCCTCCCAGCGTCGCATCGCAGACACGATTGCCCGTGGCGGAAACACCGTAGGTGACATCCTGAAGGATATCGTCAACTCCGCCAAATTAGACAAGAGCCAGACGAGCAGCATGACCAAAATGGCCGAATTGCTCCTGAAGAACTCCGACCAGAAGTCTCTGTCCAAGATGGTCGAGATGAACAAGGACAGGTTCTTGGATGAATCTTACTACGAAGGTTCTGGCATCGCATCGCTCAACAAACTCATCAAGGGAAACAGGCTTCAAAGCCTCAGCGGAGAGGTAAGCCTGTCCCAGTTGCATCTGTCTGACCCTAAGGACCTGATGCGTGTAATCATGCATGAGTTCATTCATGCCACCACCGCAGACAAAATCAACCGTGCCTTGTTCGGTCGAGTCGGAGTTGGCTCGTTCAAGAACGATGTGTTCGGACAAAGCGGACAGAAGTATATCGACCGAATCCGTGCCTATGTCCGTGACCCCAAGTCAGACAAGGGAATCGTCAAAATCGGTCAGGCTTACCTTAAGTATCTTTCGACGCTCAAGGATAAGGGCGACATGGACACCCGTCCTATCACGGACAAGAAACTTGATATCGTAGGAAACGAGGAAACTGGTGCTGGATGGAAGGGTAATGCCGTCGGTCAGGGAATCGATGTGTCTTCTCACATCGAAAACGGCCAGTACCAAGCCAGCAATATCCACGAATTTGTCACCGCCACCATGACGGAACCTGCCTTCCAGAACATCCTGAAGGACATCAAGATGGGCAACTCCAATGCATGGAGCAAGTTCAAGGACGCCATTGCTGATATCGTCGGAATCGCTCCGTCTGATAGTGCCCTCCGTTACGCCTTTGACGGCGTCATGGAGGTCAGCGTCAAGGACCTGTCTGAATTTAAGAAGGGAGACTTCAAGTCTCAGGCCGAAGGGCTGGCTCAGGTCCGAATGGAGCGTTTCCTGAATGAAGGAATGGACCCGAAGGAAGCAAGACAGCGAGTGCTTGACGAACTTTCCCCAGGCGAAGCAGACGCTTTTGGTTTTGAAAAACAGGCAGACAAGGACCTACGCACCCCAGAAGACATCCGTGCGGACATCGACGAAGTCCTTGCCGAGGAAAGAGAGAAAGCCAACAGCCCGAACATGGAGGGATATTGGGGCCGTCAGGACAAGGTGAAGGAACTCTATGCCGAATTGAATGCGGCGGAAGAAGCCATCGTCAAAACGACGACAAGCCACCCCCTGTACGAGGAAGCACTCAGGAATGTTGAAGACAATAACTACGGCACCAAGAAAGATGTCCAAGACACCAACGATGCCGTTGTTCAGGAAATTCGACGCCTAGAAGGCATCAGGGAGGGTAATTATGACGCCAAGCGTACCAGCCAAGACAGGACTCGTTTCTACGAAAAGAGCCGCCGTTCTGAGCAGGACCTAGGCGAAGAACTTCGCAATGCCCGTGAAAATACGGAAGTTGAGCGTGCACGCAATCAGGCTAGGAAGAACCTTGAAAGGGATGACGCCATGTGGGATTCCCTGCCTCCAGAGGTCAAGGCAAAGGCGGAATACGAGGCTACTACTGGTGCTGAATCAATTCAAGAGCGTCTGCTTAACTCAGAAACGCCCGAGGCGGACCTTGCAGAAATTAGGAAAGAAATCGCAAGGGACTACAATGTGGACCCGATGCTTCTAGAGGACAAAGGCGGAAAGAAGCCTGAACTCGAAAACAAGGGCAAGGAAGAAGACATCACGGGTCCCATGACCGAGGAGGATTGGGATAGTTTCGAGCAGTCATCCGACGGTGCACCCGTGGTCCGCAACTCCTTTGGCATCGAGGGTCAAGGCAGGAACTCGTCTAAAGTCGGTGACTTCGTACGCAAGGAAACCCGTGCGTCCATCAACCGTGCTCAAGACACCATTGAGGTCATCAAAAAATTTACGCCAGACAGTAAACTTGATGTGGCTCACAAGGCCGCAGACATCGTAACCCTGTCTGCACTTAGCAGCGGTCAGGCCCATCTAGATAAACTGGCTGAACGAAATAATGTACCTGCTATCCGTGAGATTAATGACCTTCTTATGGGAGGTCGTGCTGGGGACATGAATCGTGCGGTCAAGAACGGTTTCCACTCCAAGGTTAAGTCAGAAAACAACATACTTAACAATAAACTAAACAACGCACTTCGCCCGCTTGAATCAAGGCTTGAAGACATGCCTTCGGCTGAACAGGCCAAGTTGCTTGAAGAAGTAGGGCGTGCGGTGGTTTCAAAAACCCGTCACGCAGACGCCGAAATTGCCGCTGCTGCTGACGCAGTTCGCCTCGTTTATCGTGATATGTATTACATGCAGAAGAATGCTGGCATCGAACTAGGTAACTCTGGTCCGAACTACATGCCTCGCATGCTTAATCACGAGATTGTCCTCAAGAACAGACAGAAGTTCGTAAACGCCGCAGCCAAGGCTTACGAAACGACTGGCCTTGACCCTGCTGACGCCATGGATGCCGCCAACGATTGGTGGTATTCCATCCAGCGTGGAGACGAAGGATTCTCTTATGACGGAAACTTCGTGTTTGATGCCGCCGCCCACAACGGCGAGCCGAAGCATACCCGTGGCCGTATCTTCAATGATATTGCGGAAGGCCACATGGAGCCGTTCTATAATCGAAATGTCCTTGATGCCACCCGCCAGTATATCGGGCGTGCGGTAAAGGCCACCGAATTGGCCAAGCGTTTTGGCCCAGACTTCGGACGCTACCGTGACCTCCAACAGCGTATCGTTGACTCTGGCCCCAAGGGACAGGGTCTTCTCCGTGAAGTCAACGAAACCGTTAAGGGGCAGTTGGCTCCCCAGAAGATTGGTAACTCCGTCCTCCGTGGTGCTAATGACGCATTGGCCGTCTACCAGTCCGTTCGATTCCTTAGCCGTGCCGTCATCTCGTCGCTTGGTGAGCCTATCGTAGGTGCGATGCGTACAGGTCAGGTTGCGGACGCTGGCGTCATGATGTTTGACAGCGTAAAACAGGCTTACAGACAGGCCCGTCGCATTGACCCAGACTACCACACCAAACTGGCCGAAGATATCGGTGCCATCCAGAGCATTCTGTCTGACTCGGCCATCACCTCATCCGTAGACAGCCGAATGATTGACACGGTTTCCAGCGGTCTTTCAAAGAAGGTTCAGAACCAGTTCTTCAGGACTACTGGACTTCACCAATGGACCGAAGGTACCCGTGTCGCCAGCATCAAACTTGGCGAGCGTTTTGTTCGCCGCCTTGCACTTGATATTAAAAGTGGCGGTCGTTCCCGTGAACTGTCTGCAAGATACCTTACCGAACTTGGTATCGACCCGAAGGACCATGCCTCATTCTCAAGTTTTATCAGTAAACTTGAAGGAATGGACCAGCAGACACGCCTCAAGGCTATCACCAATCCTCGTGGAAAGCATGCTGCCGCCTATCGGGACGCTCTTGTTCGGTTTGGCGAACAGGTCATCATGGACCCGAACCGTGGTACCCGTGCTCGTTTGGCTAATCACCCGCTTGGTGGGCTAATCTTCGGCCTTCAGTCCTATCTTTACGCATTCAATGAAAATGTCGTAAAGCGTACGCTCAAGACGACTGGGGCTGCTGTCTTCAATTCAGACAAAAACAATATGTCTGCGTCGAATAGGATGATGTTACTGGCACCTCTTGCAATCGCCCCAGTATTTGCCGCATTCCAGTATTATCAGGGCGAATTCCGAGACGAATTCATGTCTGACCCATCCCGTGCCGATGACGAACCTCTGTCTGCTGGCAACAAGTTCATGCGTATGATGTCTCGTTCTGCATTCCTTGGACGGCATGACTTCGTGGCCAACCTGTTTGGCTCGTTCAAATACGACAAGGACCCTGCAACCGCCGTTGCTGGCCCTGCCCTTGGTGACGCCTCGACTTTCCTGAAGAACCAAATTGGGCTCTATAAGGACAGCAACTCGCCAGACACCAACACGGCAGAGCGTCGAGCCGCCCGTTCAGGTTACGATACTGGGGTTGCCCCTGCCGCTGGTTTGGTTGCCTCTCAACTTCCTGGCGTGACTGGCCGTCTGGCAGGAACTGCTCTAACTTATGCGGCGAATCACCCAGCCACCCGTGAATACGCCGTAGGGGAGGTCGCTGGCCCTCCCGTCCAGCCTAAGAAGCAGACCCAGAAGCAGCGTGACGACAAAAAGAACTTCGTAGACCTCCTAATGGAAGACCAGTAATGGACAAGCGAAGGCGGAACACCCTTGGTATGCGTAAGTTTCGGATGAACAATCCGCATGTTACGCTGTACCACCTAGCCAAGCAAAGGGCTAGGAGGGACGGGTTCGACTTTAACCTGACAAAGGATGACATTGTCGTACCTGCCATCTGCCCTGTCTTGGGAATTGAACTTAAGGTAAATTCTGGAGGAAAGGTGCCAACAGACAATTCGCCTACACTAGATAGGATTCACCCGAAGATTGGCTACATCAAGGGCAATATTATCGTAATCTCGGCTCTCGCCAATAAAATCAAATCTTCAGCCAACTACAGACAGATACTTAGTGTCGGCAGGTGGCTGAAAGGCTTGACCGAAAACCAATTAATGGAAGGATAAGACCATGATTATCCTCATCTCGACGGCTGTCCTTTTCTTCATTGGTGGCTTTTACGCTGGCTTCAAGAATGCCCAGTCGGCCAAGGTCACCAAGGTCAGCGAAATCCTCAAGGCCCTCAAGGGCAAGTGACCGATGTGGCGTATGCTTGCAGCCTGTCTGTGTCTGTCTGCATGCTCAACGCCCCAGACAGTAACCCCGTCGCCTGGGAACTCGCTTGAGGCCGCTGGGGCCAAGCAAGACAAGGTAGACGCTCGGGTTGCCGCAGCCGTTGTCGTTGCTTCAGAGGCAAACACCGCTGGGAAGCCAGCGGTTGTTAACTCGGAGTTAAAGGTCGCATCCGCATACCTGCCTCCCCCGTCTGAGGCTGATGTGGCATTCGCCAGACAGCGGGCATCCAAGGCTGACCCCTCCCAGTATGCCAAAGAAATCGAATACGGCAAAAAACTGAACGCAGACCTAGAAAAAATGTGGGTCAAACTTGAGGCCGAAAAGAAGGAGAACGCCGTCGTTATCGCAAAACTTAAGACGGATATCGAACAAGCCAAGAAAGACAGCGTCACCAACCTGTTCACCGCAGCCGCCCTTTTCTGCTTCGGGGTGGCGTTGGTCATGACTCTTGCAGGTCAATATGCCCGTGCGGCCATCTCGGCGGCATTCGGCCTTACCCTCGCTGGTGTGCCTATGCTGCTTGATTCCAAGTGGTTCATCGAGTGTCTGTCTGCGTCTATCCTCGTCATTATCATCGCCACGGTCTGGCAACTGAAGCATGAAAAAGCGAAGAAAGCCGAATAAGGACACCATCACGGTCAAGTTTAAGAAACTTGGCAAGATGAAGCCAGACGGCAAGCCAGAGGGCACTCCGTTCGGAACCTGCAATAAGCAGACAGGTTCCATCACCATTGACCCACGACAGGACGCAGATGAGATGATGGATACCATCATCCACGAAGTCCTTCACTATACCTACCCATTCCTTGAGGAAGATACCATCCTCGTGGGTGGGTCCGCCATATCCTCATTGCTATGGAAACTAGGATACCGCCCTCGATGAGCCCAGTCCCAGAACCAAACGAATCAATCTTTGAGCAACTCAAGAATGGCGGGGGCACCGCATTCTTTGTCGCCGCCTCAGGCATGGCCGCCCGCATCATGCTGTCTGCCAAGAAGGTGTCGTGGTGGAAGGCTTTCCGCCATGTGCTGGCGGCTGGCATCACGGGCTTCTTTGTCGGTAAGGTGCTTCAGAGCATGGACATGGCTGACGGCCTGTGCATGGCATGCGTGGCTATCAGCGGTGCGTCCGCCACGGAGATTGTCGAGTTTGCCGTGCGTATCGCCCGAGAACGCATGGACAAGGTGTCAAAGGAATGACACGGCTGCCCTGAGGTGGCTTGGGGACTGGTGGGCGTAGACCGAAATAACGGTCTGGACGGAGTCTCCTAGGACCCCAGCGATATCGAACATCGACACGCCAGACTGGGCCGCAAGGGATGCCCAAGTGTGTCTGAGGGTGTGGGCACTCATGGCACGCCAGACATCCTTGTGCTCAGGGTGTCTGACGCACAGACGCTCGCAAAGTGTCTTGAACCTGCGGCCCATGTCTGGACGGCCACGGATGACATCGGTGTCGTCTGGGTTAAGGGCACGATGCATGACCATGAAGGAGAATAGGGCATCGCACATGGGGACGGTGACCCTCCGCTTCTTGGTCTTCCTTGAGCCGTCATCGAAGTTGATAGACCGAGTAGCCATGTTCACCCGACTCCACTCTAGGTTCTGAATGGCACCCCTTCTGGAGGCCGTGTAGGCCGCTATCATGACGAAGGTGCAGATATGCCCTCCCATGGCCTTAGCCTCCCCTAGGACCATCTCCAACTGCTCCTTGGTGAGGAACAGGGACTTGGGGGCAGGGGGAGGGGGTAGGAACATGTGGCGAAGGCTGTCGGGGGGTAGGCTACCGCACTTGATGCCATAGTTGATGGCCGCCCTTAGCATGCCAATCTCCCGACGGATTGTCGCATCCCCTACCTTCGTGGGCACATGGGCGATAAGGCCCGCCCTACGCTTGTTGTAGTATGCGAGCGTGTTCGTCATCGTCACATCCCTAGGCTTCATCGAGCCGAAGAAGTTGCGGAGGGGCTTGTCGCAGTTGTATTGACGCTGGTATGCGACAACGCTGGTATCGACATGCTCACGCAGGTATGTGGATAGGACGGTGCCCACGCAGGGGTCCACTTCATGTTTTGGTTTTGGTGCCATGACCTACAACCTGTGGCCATTATTCACATTGTCAACCTACAAATCGAAGTTGACACAAGGTAGGCTTTTCTCACTTTAATAAGTCCCATGACTATTAAAGCCATCCACAAACTTGATGTCGTCCGCCTTATCCAGCGGTTTGGCGGCATCAATGAACTACGCAAGCGTCTGCTTAATCACGAGGTCGATGTGAATCAGAAGACCGTCGAGAAGTGGCGTGAACGAAAACAGATTCCCTCTTGGCGTCTGCTCCAACTTATTGCTCTTGCCAAGACCGAGGGCCAGCCGATTGATGTCCTTGAATACGCTTTCACCCAGACCAAATAAAATGAAACTCAAAAAGAAAATCGAAAAATCCTTGGACACCATCAGCGTCGTCCGACTCCGTGAAATCCACGATGAACTCGTGGCTCAGGCTGCTTCCGCCAAGAAGCAGATTGACGAAATCAAGGCGGAACTCCTCAACCGCTACAAGGACGAGGCCCTGTCTGAAATCTTCGCCCGTGGCAAGGAACATGGCGAGCACACCATCGAGAAGGACGGCGTGAAAATCGTCTGCGAGGTCGGCCACAAGGTCACTTGGGATACCGAGAAACTCAAGGCCATCGCCGCCACGCTTCCGTCTGACACCGTCCAGCGTCTGCTCAAGGTGACCATCACGGTACCCGAGCGTGTGTATCAGAGCGTCACCGAAAAAGACCTGCTTGACAAGTTGACGGACGCCCGCACCGTCAAATACGAGACTCCCAAAATCTCGTTTCAGTCCACCAAAGACTGAACAATCTCCCCCAAAACAAAACCATGAAAGGCATCATCAAAGCAGACGACCGTCTCAAGGTCGTCCCCAAAGTAAACATCGTAATGTTCGGTCCCAGCGGAGTCGGCAAGACTACGCAAGCCCGTACGCTACCTCCGCAGGAAACCCTGTTCCTCGACCTTGAAGCGGGCACCCTCGCTATCCAAGATTGGGCGGGCGACATCGTGGACATCCGCAAACAGGCGACTGAACTAGGCATCCACCCGTGGGAATACTGCCGTGCTCTCACGCTGTTCATCTGCGGACCCGACCCGACCAACCCGAACGGTCCGTATGGACAGGAAACCTACAACCGTCTGCTGAAGCACCCGAACTTCGGTGACCCGTCCGTCCTCGACAAATACAGGAACCTGTATGTGGACTCCATCACCGTGGCTTCCCGCATGTGCTTTGACTGGGTCAACTTCAAGCAGGAGGAAGCGGTCAAGACGGACAGGAACGCCAAAATCGACAAGCGTGGTGCCTACGGTACCCTGAAGCAGGAACTCATCCAATGGCTGACTCACCTCCAGCACTCCACTCGCTCCACCATCATCGTGGGCATTCTGGATGCGGAGAAGGATGACTTCGGCAGACAGGTCTACACGCCGCAGATTGAAGGTGCGGCCACGGCCCGTGAACTCCCAGGCATCTTCGACCAAGTCATTACCCTGCAACTTTTTAAGACAGACACGGGCACCCATCGTGCCTTTGTCTGCCGTCAAGACAACGAGTGGGGTTACCCCGCCAAGGACCGTTCTGGTCGTCTTGAAACCATTGAGGCCCCCGACCTTGGTCTTCTGCTGAAGAAGATTCGGGAAGGTAAGCGACTCGACTCTACGCTGGTTACCGTCCTCCCCAGCGAAGTGCCCAACCCTAAAAAGGCCGAAACCAAATAACACCAAAACCAAGATAACATCATGTTCACCAGCAAAGATTCAGTAGGCCAGAATAACAACAACGGGCTCATCCCTGACAAGACGATGAGCAAGGCCGTCATCAACATCCGTGGTATCAAGAACTCCCAGAACACGGGCAGCCGATACCTCGACTGCGAGTTCACGCTCATGGGCGGGGACACCAACGGTCGCAAGGTCTGGTCCATCGTCATGGACCCGACTTTCGAGGGCAACTCCGCCGTGGCTAAGGACATGGGGAAGAAGTTCCTCGTCCGCATGCTTGAGGCGGCGGGTCTGGTCACGGTCGGTGACGAGGCTTCCTATGGCAAGTTCGCCAACCTTG